TCGAATCCCCGGCGAGAAACAATGCCAATGGTGCGACGCAAAACCTACTTGCCCAGCACTATTGAAAATGACCGAAGCAACGATGATGGCCGAATTTGACGACCTCGATGTTGTGCCGGTCGAATCGCTTACCGATGAGCAGATGGCGCTGGCGTTAACCAATAAGAAGTTAATTCTATCGTGGCTCGATGCGATTGCGGCGACGGTCAAAGATCGGCTGCTGTCGGGTCAGGATTTCCCCGGTTATAAAATGGTTGCTGGCAACCAGTCGCGGTCCTGGTCGGTTGATGATGGTGTCGTTTATACTACGCTGGTTGATGACTTTGGCGTCGAGAGTGACGATAAAATATACATTGCTAAAATTATCAGCCCAGCCCAGGCCGAGAAACTGGTGGGCAAAAAACGCGCCGCCGAACTTGCAACAATGATCCAATCCAAGGATGGCGCACCGACACTGGTGGTTGATTCGGATAAGCGCCCGGCGGTGAATGTTTCAGTTGACGACTTCGAAGATTTAACTTAGTATTAACCCCGTCGCGCTTTGCGGCGTTAAATTGAACTTAAAACAGGAAATAGAACTAATGGCTAAAATCTCCCTAAAAAATGTAAGACTCTCCTTTCCTTCACTGTTTCAAAAGGCGACTTTTGAAGGTCAGGAAACGAAATACGAGGCAACGCTACTGCTCGATAAAGATCAGCATGCTGATGTTATCAAAGCAATCCAGTCCGAAATGAAAATCGGCATAAAGGAAAAACTTGACGGCGCAAAACTTGGTGCCGATAAGCTGTGCCTTAAAGACGGTGTCGATAGTGAGTATGATGGCTATGAAAACGCCTGGTCACTAAAAGCCTCGAACGCAAAGCGCCCGCTGGTGATCGATCGAGACAAGTCACCGTTAACTGACGACGACAATCGCATTTATTCGGGGTGCTACGTTAACGCCAGCGTCGAACTTTGGTATCAAAAGAATGCATATGGTAAGCGCGTGAACGCTAACCTGCTCGGTGTTCAATTCTTTAAAGATGGCGATGCGTTTGGCGAGGGTGGTTCAACCGCCAGCGGCGACGACTTCGACGCCTTTGATGATGCAGACACCGACGATGATATCTTTGGCTAAACCGGGCGCTCCCCTTTGGCCCACTTCGGTGGGCCTTTTTTCTATCCGATAAGGCTACCCCTTATGATCGTGATTGATGTCGAAATTTATAAAAACTACTTTCTGCTATCCGCCAAGCATCTAATGACCGACAAATATAAACGCTTTGAATTCTACGATGGGCACCCGCCCGACCTGGCCGGTATTGCTAAACTAATGAAGCACAACACGACCGTCAGTTTTAACGGCTTGAACTTTGATCTGATTCTGATAGCGGCTCTGCTCGATGGTGCTACTGTGGCGTCGCTGAAGATTCTATGTGATCGCATTATCAAAGGGCGATCCCCTGGTTGGGTAGTTGCGAAGGATGCGGGTATCAGTCTAAATCGCGGTTGGGACCACATCGACCTATTTGAAGTCGCGCCGGGTCGCGTCAGTTTAAAAATCTACGGCGCCCGTCTCGGTTCGCCTAACATTCAAGATTTACCCATTGAGCCTGATGCGTTGCTTGATTGGCTAGACCGCAACGTGGTGATGAATTACTGCGATAACGACTTGGATGAAACCGAACGGTTGTATAATAATTTGGTTCCTCAAATTGCGCTGCGCGAGGATATGTCGGCGCGATACGGTATCGATTTGCGTAGCAAATCCGATGCCCAAATAGCCGAGGCAATCATAACCAGTGAACTCGCGGCGCGAACTGGCCGCCAGGTCAAACGGCCCAATACTGACCGCGAGGTTTTCCAATATCAAAACCCTGGCATCGTTGCGTTTTCTAGACCGTCGCTGCAAGCAATATTCGAGCGCATACTAACCACTGAATTTACCCTCGGCGGTAATGGTGCCGTCAAGATTCCAGATTGGCTGAAACAAACTAAAATAGTTATAGGCGCCGGTTCTTACCAGATGGGTATCGGTGGCCTGCATTCATGCGAAAAGGCACAGTACCTGGTTGCTGGTGATCTGGTGTTGTGCGAGCTAGACGTTGCCAGCTATTACCCCAATATCATACTGCAGCAGCAACTGGCGCCTACCTCGATGGGTAAACCTTTTCTTGATGTATATCAGTCGATTGTTGATCGGCGGATGCTCGCCAAGCACCAGGGTGATGAAGTGACGGCGTACACTCTGAAAATCGCAGTTAACGGATCCTTCGGTAAACTGGGTAGTAAATACTCTAAACTCTATGCGCCTGAATTGCTCATCCAAACCACTATAACCGGGCAGTTGTGTCTGTTGATGTTAATCGAACGCCTAGAGGCCAGTGGCGTTGCTATCCGCTCGGCAAACACTGACGGCATTATATGCCACTTCGCGCCCGCCCTGGAGCGTACCGTTGACGAGGTGGCGTTTGATTGGATGCTGGATACCAGTTTCGATCTCGAGCGCACCGATTATGCGGCGCTGGCGAGTCGCGATGTGAATAATTATGTTGCGGTTAAACCTGACGGTTCCGCAAAAGGTAAAGGTGTTTTTGCTAAAACCGGCATCGCCAAAAACCCTGATATGGCGATCATTCCCCATGCGGTTGCCGAGTATGTTGCTCGCGGTACGCCGATCGAGGATACCATCGCCGGTTGTGCTGATCCGCTGATGTTCGTCACCGTTCGCCGGGTCACTGGCGGCGCGGTTTGTGGGACGGTAAAACTAGGTAAAGCGGTGCGATTTTACTGGGTGAACAATACTGTACTAGATAGTATCCGCTACGCCACCAACGGTAATCTAGTCCCCAAATCGACCGGAGGCATACCGCTGATACGCCTATCCGGTTTTAAACGGGCATGGGTTGATGACGCCCGGTACATTGCCGAGGCGAATAAATTACTACGCGAGGTGGGTGTATGACTATTTTAGAACGCGATATTGAGCGGGCATTGGTTGCCAGGGTTGAATCGCTTGGTGGTGTCGCTGAGAAATTTACCAGCCCGGCGAAACGCTCGGTGCCCGATCGCCTGGTAACTTTGCCCGGTGGCGTGATTATCTTTGTTGAACTCAAAGCGCCAGGCAAAAAGCCAACACGCAAACAACACGCCGACCACCATCGCCGCCGGGCACTAGGTTGCGATGTGCGGGTGATCGATAGCCTGGAGGATGCCAATGCTTTTACGCGATGATATGCACGCATATCAAAACCGGGCGGTGCAATACATAAAAGATAAACGCCGCTGTGCATTGTTTTTGGGTTTGGGCATGGGTAAAACTTGCACAGCTTTAACCGCTGCCGTTGATTTGCTGGACTCTTTCCAGGCTAACCGAGTACTGGTGATTGCGCCGTTGCGCGTCGCCGCATCGGTTTGGCATAACGAGGTTGCTAGTTGGGACCACTTACGCCATCTAAAGGTTGGTAGCGTCCTGGGAACCGAGCGTAATCGGTTAGCTGTCCTGCAGCGCGGCGGTTACGATGTTTATACAATCAACCGAGAGAATGTGCCTTGGCTGGTCAAGCACTACGGTAAAAAATGGCCGTTTGATTTTGTCGTAATCGATGAATCTAGCAGTTTCAAAACGCCCGGCACCAAACGGTTTAGGGCGATTAAAAGCATCGCGCCGCTGATCAACTATTTGGTGTTGTTGACCGGTACGCCGGCACCAAACGGTTTGATGGATATATGGTCGCAGATGTATCTGATTGACTTCGGCGCCGCTCTGGGCCGAACCATTGGCAACTACAAGCAACGATTCTTTGAGCGCGAGGGCTATGGTGGCTATTCGTTCAAACTTCGCGATGGTGCTGATAAAACAATCCACGCTCTGATTGAGCCGATGGCTATCTCAATGGCTGCGGCCGACTATCTAGAATTGCCCGAGCGCATCAATATCAATTATTCAGTTGCGCTGCCAGCAATGGTCCAGGTCGAATATGAAAAATTCGAGCGCGAACTGTTGGTTGAATTCGCCGATGGTGCTGATGTCGAGGCGGCTAATGCTGCGGTACTGGCGAATAAGCTACTGCAATGGTGCAATGGCGCAATCTATACCGATGAATTCAAAAACTACCGCGAGCTGCATACCGCCAAGCTGGACGCCCTGGTTGATGTTGTGGAGGACAATACTGGCGAGAATATGTTGGTCGCGTATTCCTACAAATCGGACCTTGAGCGCCTGCAGGCCCGGTTTCCCGATGCGGTGGTGCTGGACAAGGACCCGGAAACGATCGACCGCTGGAATCGCGGCGAGATTTCTATGTTGTTGGCCCACCCACAAAGCGCCGGGCATGGGTTAAACCTGCAGCATGGTGGCTCGCTGATTGTTTGGTTCGGGTTGTGTTGGTCCCTGGAATACTACCAGCAGTTTAATGCCCGGCTGCATCGCCAGGGCCAAACTTGCGCTGTGCGGATCCTGCATATCGTCGCTGCTGGTTGCCTGGATGAACGCGTGCTGTCGGTCCTGGCGAATAAGGATGCGACCCAGCGTGAATTGTTGCTTGCTTTGAAGGCGAAATAAAACCCAAAATTACCGGAAACATTGTATTATGTTTCCGGTAAGGTATATAATAGAGGACATAAACAGGCAAACAATGGCGCACAAAATGGAAAACATACTTAGATCGAAAACCGGAATGTACCACATAGGCTTGAACAGCTCTTCCATCTGCAACGGTAGAAGCGGCAAGTTCAGAGTCGTTAGCGTAGAAATTGCAAAGCAATCCAGCGGGACTTCATTTTGTAAAAAATGCTTTCCATGTGGGCTTGAATACAGCATCGAAAAAGGCGAGATAAAAAAAGACAAAATAGCTGTTTTCATAAGTGGTGCGCCGTAATGGGTTCAGAAATTGAGCAAAAGTTAGTTGTTAGTTTTGGCGGCGGCACAAATTCAGTGGCCGGATTGTTGGCGCTTGAGGATCGTGGCTATATGCCGGATTTAATCTTGTTTGCAGACACTGGCGGCGAGAAGCCCGAAACATACGAAACGGTTAAAACAATGAACGATTGGCTTAGGGCTAGAAACTGGCCGCAAGTTACGACAGTAAAAAAGGTTGATAAGCATGGTGACGTAATGACCTTGGAGGAAAATTGTTTAGATAAAAAAATGCTCCCCTCAATTGCTTACGGATTTAAGGCCTGCAGCCAGAAATTTAAAATCGCCCCTCAAGACAAATTTGTTAATAACTGGCACGTAGCAAAAGAAGAATGGAAGGCTGGGCGACAGTTGCGGAAAGTTGTGTTTTTTGATGCGGACGAGCCTCGGCGAGCGGCGAAGGATTACTCAGACCACAAATACGATTACTGGTATCCACTAATTGAGTGGGGTATGGGCCGGGACGATTGCATTGACCTGATTAAGTCAAAAGGCTTGCCGCTGCCGGGAAAGTCTGCCTGTTTCTTTTGCCCGAATTCAAAAATAGGGGAGATTCGCGCACTTAACGCAAGTCACCCAGATCTAATGGCGCGAGCCGTAGCAATGGAAGAAAACGCAGAATTGACCAGCATCAAAGGATTGGGGCGCGGCCATTTTGCTTGGAAGAACGTGATAGCAACGGATGATATGTTTAATTATCCAGAGGCTGATATGCCTTGTGAGTGCATGTTGTGAGCTTTTGGGAGCCTATAGAAAAATATGACGCGATGGTCGTAAAGCCAAGCCATTGCGTTTTTTGGGCTGGGGGTTTGACTGTTTTAAAAATAGCTAACGGGAAGCAGGCGACACACTTTAGAAACGTAGGGCGACCAAATCAATACCAATAAGAGGCAGGCAGCATGAAATCACGCACGTGGAGTATGATTTCAACGGTTTTCTTTTTGCTATCCACAGGGGTGCTGGTGGTTCATGTAGGGCCGTGGGGCGCGTTTGGAGTCTGGTTGATGTGCGTATCATTCGCCGCCAGTTACGAATCGGTTGGAAGGCGCAGAGATGATCAGGCAACCATGCCCGAGGATAAATGGAGTAATGTATGAAACACGGTAAGGATTACGTCAAAAAGCACCGCGGCCTGGCTGCCAAGAGCGGCCTAAAACGGGTTGAGGCGACCATCCACTCTAGTCGGGTATCTGATTTCCGCGCCATGGTTGCTGAAATGCGCCAGCCTGTTGTTGCGGACCCGGTCGCCGAGGCAAATAGCAATGAGTGAGAGTCATGTTCTGCTGTTGTTCTTTTCGGGTATGTTTATCGGCGTCGCGTTTGGTGTGATGCTCGCTATAGCATACTATGAAAAACGATAAACCGGATCCTGGGCAATGACTGACCTTAGCCCTGTTGCGTATGGCAGATGCGTTTGCCTGGTCAACAACATAGAAAAGCCATCCTTGCCGCAGACCCAAGCGGTTCTGGCGAAACGTCTAACCAGGTAGGCGCGTAATCTGCACCCTGGACCTACTAAATAAAAGGAGAAATAAAATGGCTAGTATAAAACAAATCTATAAACGCGCCGTTACGCTATTGCAGGAGGCCGATTGCCCTTGCCATGATGGGATTAACAAGCGCTGTATTGATGGGCAGTTGCATAAACTCACCATGCAAGGCTTCGTGTCGCTGGATCGGGATTGCAAGTGGTGCAATGATACAAACGAACTAATAGAATGGGTGAATAATGAAAATTAAAATGGCAAACGGACTTTATCTGGCAACATTCAAGCACCGTAGCGGCGCTGTATGCCTCGGCTACAGCCCAAAACTCAGCGAGGCGTTATCCTTTTGTGCTGAACTCGTACAAGCCCGCGACGCGGCCCAGGGTGCGTCAGAATGAACATCATTGATCGATACTATGCACGTGCTAGTGAGCGCACCAAAACGATCGCCGCAGGTGTCGCTTTGGTGCTGGTGTTCTTATTGTTGGGAGTAGTCTGGTGAAAGGAATGCGTAGGTTTGGGACCACCGAATACAGGAAAAACGAAACGGCTCGCATTGACGCCGAGGTCGATGCATATCTAAAATCAGGCAAAACAATAACCCTGGTACCGTCGGGTGTTAGCGGCCAGGAGCCGATCGGTTTAACTGAACATCAACGGCGATCGGCTAATACTCTCAAATAACCCGGATCGGTCCCTGCGAGATTACCAGCGTCATTATCTCGGTGTCGCTGGTGATCCGTTCCAACTCGCCTAGTGCGTTTCTCGAATTCGTGACGCCGTCTAGGTTAGCAAACAAACCTTGCCCTGGCGCAATGCAACCCTCGAGTTGCTTTGCCCAGTTCGCTGCATGAATTAAAATATGCGCCCGCCCTGGTACATTCTCAACCTCCCATGTGCCCGGTCCAAATCGCGGCGATGTGACTTTCCGCATTGTATAGCCGCCTGGTGGGATACAGCTAATGTTTGGCGCGTTGTCCAACCAGGGGCGCTCGACGGTGTACCAATGCCTGCCGCCCAATTCCATAAGGCCAATGGTCCGGTCGGGATAGTGCGCGAACCGCGTTAGTTGCAGTTGCATTACTTGTCCTTTGCAATTTTGGTGATCTTCTCGGCGCCACGCATAACGAAATAGAAACCGAAGGCCGTCATCATCAATGTCTCGAGTAGCGATATGTATGCTGGCTTAACGTCAAACGCCAGCATGCCGATGCTGTCGGTAATTGCGATGATCGTATAAAAGCCCATCAAAAACACCAGCGTTAGCGGCCTGATATTTTTACTCATCCAACTGTCCGATTTCATATCTGTTTCGTGTCGGTCGCTGCGCTCGGATTCTTGCGCCGCAGCAGCATCAAGATGCGCTTTGGTCAGGTCATTCATAGCCTGGGTAATTCTACCCTGGTGCCCTAGTCGCTCATCATCTGATGTGAATAAAACCCCAAGACTACCCATGATCTCGGCTGTGGCTTTGCCCGCTGCGGCAACTAATGTGTCCTTAATCCCCACTTGGAACGCCTATCAACGCCCATGCGTCGTTGGTGACGTTATACCCTGCTAAACCGAATAGACCGAGCAGAATTATAATGACCGGGATCATAACCCATCTGAAATTGGGCGAATCTATAAACGTTGATGATACCGTACCGCCATTTGAAGCGGTTTTCATGGAAAGGGTAAGGTTTTTATCGGTGGCATCTATCCGCTCAAAAAGAGTATGGGTGTGATTGCGGAGCGTTTCTGTTAACTGATTGTTACCAGCTAACCTCTCGGCGGTATCGTCCACCTTTTCCATCATTCTATCTAACGTGTGTTTTTGACCTTTGAACTTCTCATCGCTTCGCGCCATGTGAACGCTTTGCATTTCCTGCAAGCCAGTTAGCCGGTCGAGGATTGCAGCCGTGCTGCTATCCATTGTTGTCTGCAACCGGACGATGTGTTCCTCATTCTTGCCAAGATTGCTGCTTGCGATTGCGAGCAGGCTTGCCAACTCAGTTGTGACCCCTTCCAGTTGTGAAACCTTTGTATGTAGATCATCAATCATTGCTTATCCTTTCCGGGCAACTACGTTATCAAATATTATTCTAATCTTTCGGCGCCCCATAGTAAAACCGTAGTCGTTGTATAGAAAAACAAGAAACTGGTTATAGTTGCTATCTGACGGCGCATAGGTCAATTGCCTGGCGTATGCTGATGCCTCGTTTTTCAACCTGAATGACTGATTGTCCCTGTTCTTCCAATAGTAGAATGGAAACGCCCGCCAGAATTGCTCAACGTGTTCTAGTTCGTGATAATGTAAACCAACATCATCGCGATACTGCTCCTTGATTAAGATCACAGGTATACCGTAGATTTTTATCTGTCCGGCCAGGCGTAATGTCTTGACGTAGAATACTGGAACCGGCAACCAATCAAATGCGAAAATAAACCTCACAGAAGCTCTGCCGCGCTTGCGTACAGTTCGCCCTTGTATTGATTCACTTGCTCAATTCTCCAATAGTCAATTCTCCTGTTTCACCCAGCTTGGTGCCTTTTAATTTGTAGCTGGCATCACCTAATACTTTCTTACCAATGACCTTATCTCGTATAGGCCCAGCTACCGCGTCAAACACCGCCCTATCTATGCCTTTTTCGGCTTCATGTTCCCATGTCATTGTTGCCATCTGGTTATGAAAGCCTTTTCGTCTATGGTCTGGATGCACAATGATATTATGTACCTTGGCAACGCGCTCATTCGCTCCAACAAAATCAGGATCGTCAATGGATACTTCGGGGCCACTTGGATCAAGAATGGAGTAGAGTATAATCCCGACTGGAACCTCGGCATCCTCCGCTACAAGACAAGTTTCATCCTCTCTTGCTATCCAGCGTTGAATCCAGCTACTCACTTTATCAACAGTAATTACTCCTGAATGAGAAGTTATCGGCCAGTCGGCATAGCACTCTAATACAAATTGATAATCGGCCATCACAGGCTTTCTTAATAACATTATTTTCCTCCTCCCGTTACAGGCAATCCGCCTGCTGTAGATGGGTCTATAGCAATCCATGATAATAATTGAGTCACTTTCTTACCTGAAGGCATTGTGAATGTGACAGTGGCTAACGGGAATTTTGAGGCGTTTGCGGTTGTCGCATATGCTGTTGAGTAACCAGCGTCCGCTGTGCTGCTGACTGCTGTTACAGATATATTGCCTGTGCTAGTTGTCATCGTTCCGCGTAGAGTTCTAGACGCTACCAACGTACCATCGGCGTTGCTCAGTTCAGCGACCAGATCAAATGTAGGATTGCCTGATTGCCATACGCCGCTGCCGTTGGCGTTCCAAACTTTCCCCCCTGGGCTGCCTTGTGCCGTGTGTCCATGCGCCCCAATGTCACCAGAAAATGCAGATGTAATCTGTACGAATTCCACCTCATAGGTGCCAGCAAAACCGCTCCAGTTATACATACTAAATGAGGCATATTTAGTTCCCGCTGTAGGTGTGTAGGCGTAGGTATTTTCTACGGTCGATGTGCCCGGCATTGGGCCATTACTAACCAAGTCTACAACTCCTGTTCGAGTAGCAGATACTGAGGAGCCGTCCGCAGTGCCCACATGGGTCTTACCATTTGGCAACGCAGAGTTTAGTTCTTCAAACCGTAGATACAAACCATCAGCGTCTGCTGCCGATGACTTATGCCGTATTGTTACGCTATACACCTGAGCATCATCAATCGGGATTGCTGGGAATCCATAGGCCACTGTGCTATCTGGCGTTCCAAGAATTTGGATGCCTATACCGCCAAACTGCACTTGTGATCTACTGGTAATGCCTTCGGTAGATTTAATCCCAGCAGGCTTACCTTCGGAATCTACAATCGAGAAATTCCAGTTGGGCAGAAGATTTTGACTCAATGATTCTATAACATCGCCGAGTGCTGTAGGTATGGTCGCGATGCTGCTCTTGCGCCCTATCGTTATCCAATCAATCAGAAAGTCATCACTCGCTGATGCCCCTAAATCGAGCCTGATTTGTAGGATTGTATTATCAATCCAATCAGTACCGCCAACAGTAAGCGCCGACATATCCCACTCTACGACGATCCATTGCCCAGTGACCGTTGTGTCGGTATGGGCCTTATAATACGAGCCTGTTTCACCGTGTCCTGCTGTTGAGTAGTACAGTGAACCATCCCATGCGCTTCCAGCGACACGCTGTACTCTGGCTCGAACAATGAAATTGTCCGCGCCTACCACCGTTAATCCAGATGGGCTTGCGAGAATCGGATCTGAACCTGTCGAATCTAGCCGAACTGTGCCGTTGTTTTGGCTAACAAGAGTTGCATTGGCAGTAAGAAACCCATCAAGCGAACTCGCCGCAAACGGCCAACTGACTGCTGGTACAAATGTGTTCTCGCCAGTGACATCTGCATTGTTGGCCACACCTGTAGCCTGCGATGATGTACCGCCCAATGAGGCGCCAGCCGTTACAGTTGCGACTGCAATGCCATTGATCTTACCTATCAAATCTCCTGTTGGGTCTATGGCTGTCAATATCCAAGCGCCAAGTATCTTCAAATAAATACCTGGCGCAGTTGATCCAGTACGATGATAAAAATCACCAGTGTTACCGCCCGCAGGAAACGCTGTACCCGTTGTTGATATGTTGATAGTGGCACCAGTAGCGATACCTGATAGTTTATTATTTGCGGTTGAGTCTAGTGCGGCCAGTCCATCTCCTGCATCTATGGTATTGACTTGGGCGCCATTGGCAACCCCGGTGGCTTGTGATGCCGTAGCACCCGAAGCCGCACCTGATTCAACTGTAGCGGCTGCTGTTCCGCCTACGTTGTTTGTGTTGTTCGAAGTGTTTGAGCCAGTTACATCAGCATTGTTGGCCACACCTGTAGCCTGCGATGCCGTAGCACCCGAAGCCGCACCTGATTCAACTGTAGCGGCTGCCGTTCCGCCCACGTTGGTTGTGTTGAGTGAAGTGTTTAAGCCTGTGACGTCTGCATTGCCAGGCGCACTAGTTCCGCTTTTTCTGCCAATCGTTACCCAATCAATTAGAAAGTCATCTCCTGAACCGAAACCCAAATCTAGCCTGATTTGTAGAATTGTATTATCAATCCAATCTGTGCCGCCAATAGTAAGCGACGACATATCCCACTCCATAATGACCCATTGACCTGTGGTTGTCGTGTCGCTGTGATCCTTATAATACGAGCCAGAAAAAGCATGCCCTGCTGTTGAGTAGAACAGCTTTCCATCCCATGTGCTGCCAGATATACGCCATACTCTAGCGCGGATAATAAAGTTGTCTGCGCCTACCACCGTTAATCCAGATGGGCTTTCGAGAATCGGGTCTAAGCCCGTTGCAGACAACCGAACTGTGCCGTTGTTTTGGCTAACCAAAGTTGAATTGTTGGTAGCCGAAAACCCATCAAGCGAACTCGCCGCAAACGGCCAACTGACTGCTGGTACAAATGTGTTCTCGCCAGTGACATCTGCGTTGTTGTCTGGTCGATTGCCCGCCCCATCAGCTACAGCGGCCCACTCGACCGCCTGCGCCTGGTTAAGTGCCGCTGTTGCGGTAATGGTGCTTGTGTCATTGTCTGGGTTGCGGTCGGATAGAACCTGACCGGATGATCCTGTGCCGATTGCGCGTACCCAATACCACCGTTCATCACCATTAGTGATCGGATCCGCTGTTGTACTAGCGTCGTGCTTGAACGATGTTAGCATACCGCGCCCGATCTCAACCGCCGCGCCCCATGCGGATGTTTCCGATGCGTATAAAATAACGCCGGCAAACTTGCTAACGTTCTCCGGGTTGGTCCAGTTCAAGTCTATCGACTTGATGCCCGCTGCGGCGGCTAGATTCTGCGGGTCAGGTACGCCTGGAAAACCATCAACGATCACACCGGTTGATGTTACCGTTGAATACGCACCCTCCGCAGGATCCGCGTAACTGCCAGAATCATCTTCGACCAATGTTAAATCAACGCCGCCGTTGTCCGAGAAAGCCCAGGCCATACAACGAAAAACCTTGTTAGTCCATCCGAAATCTTCAACCGTCAAATTGACGCGATCCCCAACGGCAACCCGCAACCCGCTGAGATTGCAGGGGAAGCTAACTATTTTCTGTTGGTCGCTCAATTGAACCAACTTGTTAGCGATGCGCTGCGCCATGTAGCTCGAATTTGTAAACGGTAAATCTATCTCACGCTCGAGTACCTCGCCATTGTCGCGGTTTAACGCTGCGGTAAGCTGGACCTTTGGGAATTCCATTGACTTATGCTGTTGTGCCGGGTCAATGAAAATGCCGCCGCAAGTGTTGAACCGCTCTGACCTTTCTACGCTGGTTTTGACCGTGATGGGTCCAATCAAATCGTCCTCATCCAGCGATTCGGTCGGCGCCTCGTATATTCCCGCCCGGACAACGTAAATCCCACCGGTGTATATAAGCGTTCCATTCATAGACGACAGCAATTTATTAATGTTGATTTGGTGCTTATCCGTTGCAAACAAAACGCCGTTAGCGGTGAATCGCTTTTGTGTTGCCGATGTAGGTATCGCCACTGTTTGGTCGCATGCGTCGGCTGCGGTAACTACTGCCGCCCAGTCGATTTTAGATACAGCAATACCCATGCCAAACCTGGCATTAACTAGATAGTCCACAACGCAAAGCGCCGGGTTGTCGGTGTATGCCTGGTATGTTGCACTCGTAGGGCTTTCGCCTACTGTACTATCTAGCCTCGGGTCGTACACCTCATTGCGCCCCTGCACCAAGGCTTTGATGTTGTTGGGCGCGTATTTGTCCCAAAGTTCCTGACTTGAGTTATTGAGTACGAATGTTGTTGCAATGTTGGCAATACCTCTGCCTCGGTGATCTGACGTATAACCGGTGAATCCTGCTACCAGGTCGGTGTCGGCCACTTGCGTTGATGTGCCTAGATTCTTGACTATCTTGACAATATCCTCGCCACCGAGCGGCGCGAATGTACCCGACTCAACCCAATTATCACCGGCAATATTGGCCGCTGTGATAATTTGATCGTCGAGCCATATTTCTGTGATTGCCTCGACCGGGTGCCCTGCCAGCGCCACAACGTGATGCAGTTTTTTATTGCCTGATCCGCTAACACCGACAAACGAAAGCGGACCCGATACCAGAGCCTCGCCGTAAATTATTTTCTGGCTTTCGATTGTGCCCCTGGCTGTGACTTGCCGCGAGCGATCATTGTCTTTGATGCCTTGGTTTATGCCGGGCTTTGCCAGTTTGGTAACGAGCATTGTACCGCCGACAATAATTGCGGCGCCAACGGCAAACGCGGCACCGCCTACAACAGCAATCCCGACAAGACCTGCGGCGGCTGTACCAATGGCGGCGACAAATGCGATTACTGGTGGCATACTGACCAACCCTCGATAATGTGGCGATGATGAACCCGCGTTAACCCGTGTCTAGTCAGACAAACCGCGTGTTCTCCGAACTTTATACCCATCGCATCGCCGACTGTTCGCAATCGTACCATAACCGGGTCGCCGTCGATGTATTTGTCGTCGGGTTTTATGCCTAATGCATAACTAACCAGGCCGGAAAGGTCGCCATGCTTTTGTATTAATGCAGACGCGTCTTTTTCGTTACTGTATTGAAATCGGGCGATGTAATCGCGCCCGGTGATCTCGGTTAGAACATGCGCCGCGAATATGCAGCAATCCGAATTGCCATATTCAAATCCGCGTTTTTTCCATGAGTTTAGCGCGTGTATAACTGCTGCTGTACTCGGTGCCATGTTCAAAACAACGAGCCAATGTCTATCGGGCCTATGCTGGGTCCACCTGCGATCGAGTCACTGGTGTTCGATTTCCATCGGATTTTTGCGCCGGATATCTTCGGTAGGAAATCAAAGAATAAGTCGCCAGTGTAAGCGGCTTGTAACGCCTGGGTGGTATATTTCAAACCTGATGACCGGTTAAACGCCGATAATTCCGACTCGCATTGTACCGTGATTGAGTCGCCACCAACGACACCAGCACTGACATTCATAACATCCATGTGCCCAGCCCACATCTGCAGCGGCGTATTTAATAGTTCGTCGTCGGCTGAAAGCGCCCCAATGTATATAATCGCGTCTCTCATGTAATAATCTTCTGTCATGGCTACACCAACTAACGTTGAATCCAGTGCGCTTAATGTCAATGTAACACCATAGGGGCTGACGTCTGACCCTTCTTCTAATGCTGATACCGCACCAAAATCACCAACGCCCAGCCAATCGAAACCACCCCAGGTATATGTCCCGATGCCGTTATGTACTCGCACGATGCCACTGGAAAAGTCCAGGTACGCAAATGTGAGAATGCTAACGTGTGGCGCTGCAAATGCCGCCGCACTGGCTGCCTCAAATGCTCTACTCATGCTAGAACGTCCTCGATCGCCTCAATTGTAAATGATGAATTAATGCCTGGGTTGTTGTCCCAGGATACTTTTGACGACAGTATAAAAACACCAAGGACCGGTACCGAGTAATCTACCACATCGTTATCGTTGGTTTGCTTGCGGATCGGTGGCGCGATCGAAAGGGAAACTTCGCCGCTACCATCGGAATCAGCATCCGCTGTCACCATGTGCAGTTCGTTGTTAAATGCCACGTAATCTCCGGACATTAGGTAATCGGAGACGGAGAATGTCGCTCCATCGCATACAAGTGTGCTACCAGACTGGTCAGCGCCGTTGATAAGTAGTGTCCCGCCGCCTGCACCGCGCCGCGCGAATGAATGATCCTGCAAATAGAACCTATGTTCTTGGCCGTTTAATTTGGCAAGGAATGCTTGCATTTCTGCCCGGTCTGAGCCGAACAAATTGTTGAATGTCATAGTTACGCGCCAGAGCGAGCCTTTCCGACCGGAAGTCTGGATTGCGTTGGTTAGCGGTGATCGAAAGGTTTTTGTGTTGGTGACTAACTCAAACGATGATTGGCTCGGCGTCAATTCCGGGAAACTGTATGTTGTCATGTTAGGCGCCCTCTGCGTAGCAAGTCTTGGACCTGCGCCACCGTTTGGCGGTTGGTTTGAATCATCGCCTGTTGAATTCTTATATCAACGTCTGCACCGCCGCCAGATGCGTCAACGTTGTTTACTATCGTAACACTACCTCCGCCGCCCATTTTATCGTTCGGCACAACGCGGCCACTTGTACCCATGTGCAGCAACTCAGGACCGCGTTCGCCGACGAGGTATGATTCGCCGCCCCGTACCTGTCCGCCCAGTGCCCTGGCGCCTACAGCGGCACCAGACAAGGCCGCAACTGCGGTTGCCATTGGTGTTGTTGCTGCGATCGCAGCGGCAGCCGCTGCGGGTGCTAAACCCGGACCGACTATCGGTATCGCCGCTGTTGATGCAAACGCGTTAAGGCCCGCCATCGCGACGGCTGCGGATGCGTTTAAACTCATAGCCGATGCCTCCCCTGCCTGGGCAGCCTTGCCGACAAGTTTTTGCACGACTTGGTATACAACCCACTGCGCGGCCATATCTGCCAATGCGCCGACCATTGATGCAGCCATGCCCCTGGCGAATTCTTTAAACGCATCTTTTGCCGATGAGGTACCTGTTAGGATTGACTCAAACGCGCCGGACATACTGGTGGTTAAATTTTGGGCCATGTTTGCGCCCATCATATCCATGTTGGTCAGTGCTTCGTTGGTCTGCTCTTGCCACTCGAGCAAGTATCCACTGCGGGCATCGAGATCGCGAAGGTCAGATTCGCGCTTTAATGCTGTAATGCCAGCTTGGTATTGTTCCTCGCTCAATGTTCGGTTAGCAAGCTCTAGGTCCAACCTGGTCGTTATGCGTGTTTGGCGCTCGGCAAACGCCGCCTCTTCGCTCAACCCGAGCATGGTGACTTGCCCGAGGTATCGCTCGGCGGCTACTGTTTGGGATTCATATTTCTTATTGGCCGACTCAATCGCACTAGAGTCTGCGTCCGCTTGTTTTTTCTGTGCCCGTTCCAGTGCCTTATCATCGGACTCTCGTAATCGCTCCTTTTCCTTTGCTAACTTTTCCAGTCTGGCTATTTCCGCCTCGGCATCGCCCTCAATCAAGCCGGTTAGTGATCCGCCATCCTTCAATAATCGTTGATTTTTCCTGAAAAACGCCAGGCTTTCGGCGGCGTCGCGGATAACGCCATCGTTCTGTTTCATATCGAGATGGAATTGATCCATCTCCGGTGTTAATGAACGCTGCGCCCCGGTGATTTCATCTACCGCATCGCGCAGATCGTTATATGTACCAACGTTCTTTGGGTCCAGTGATCCTGCCGCTTGAGCGAATGCCAGAGCCTCTGTACGGGTGATACCCAATGCCTCGCTAATCTCGGTCAACGCCGCCGTAACGCCGCCCACCGCGTTTGAGTATGTTTTTACAGGCGCTACAAAGTCGGAGTTATTAAATCCGCGTTGGCGGAGGCGCTCTATATCCTCGTTGAATTTGCTCAGGTCAATGCCAGTAATACCATCGACCATATCGTCGATAGCGCCGGTTGATCCGATGATGGCTGTTCTGGCAGCGTTCATACCCGATACGATCTGCGCTGTCGCTGCGGCGCTGGATATCCTGCCCAACTTCTCTAGTTCGCGGGCAAACTCCAGGGTGCCGCCTGTGTTGCGTACAACCTGGCCCTCTAGCCTGGATAAGGCATCTTCTAGTTCTTTAGCACCCGTACCAGCGCCGCCGAATGCTGCAACTAGTGTGCCGCCAACCATCGCGCCGAGCGCAATCAATACGCCGAATACTGCTCCACCTGGTCCAAATATTGACGCGATTTGCGGCCCCTGCTGTCCGAGAATAACAAACGCGCTTGTGCCCATTTGGGCTTGCACTGCAACGTCCTGTAACTGAAAAGATAATTGTTGAGTCGCACCCTTCATGGCGCCGAAGCTGCCTTTAACAACGTTCGACTGAGCCGCTGTTTTTTTGAATGTTGTCCCAGCTGTTGTGGTTGTCTTGCCGGATCGCTCCATCGCGGCAGCCATCTTATAGGCCTCTGCCTCGGCAAATCCGATGGACTTTGCCATGTTAATGACGGTTTTGTCAGTGCGCTTGCTTGATTCCGTCAGAGTGACAAGGCGGTCGGCTGCCCGATCCATGCCTTTTGCCATCTTGTGGGCTTCAGTCTCGGCGAAGGCGATAGACTTTGCCATGTTGGTGGCAGTTGTGTCGGTGCGCTTGCTTGATTCAGTCAGGGTGTCGAGGCGTTTGGATGCAGTTGCCACACCGGTCGAATCGACCTTAATCGTTAAATTGGATACATCAGCCATCGTTGGTCCTCGCATGCAAGTGGTCTAATGCGCGTATCATATCAACCTCTATAACCGATAACGCGCCATAAATGGCTGAATATGCAGAAATATCATTGTAACCGATCGCGCCATCTGCTGAATTTTTCAGCTCAACGAACAAAGCCCAATAGGGCAACAACTTAACCCGTAACATAGGGCGCTCGGCTAGTTCTTTTGGTTCCCGCCCGATTGACTTCTCGACTTGCTTTAGATTATCTAACCGACTGACCTTTGAACCTTTATCAAAACCCGCCGCCCAAAACTGCCAAGTGGCGAATATCTCTAGTTCGCCGATCAGCCCGGCGTAAAATTTTTGCGGTCTGCTATGAAGCGGTCGATTTGGCCGGCAATAAATGGCGCGTCGGTGTACAGTTTACGTGCGACTTTATCACTATACTCAACGTCCTTTTTGCCGTCCTTCAATCCACGCCAGCCTTTAGTGATCGATACTAGCAACTCGATATCAGCACCCTCGATATTTTCGAGCAGTTTCATCTGAAACTTACGCACAGCTGCGCGGTACTGTTTCGAGTCCGGACCAACAACGGTGATATAGAAATCGGTCAACTCGCCGTTTGCTGGACTGATCACCTGCACATCAGACCCATGTTCATGGGCCTCAGCGGTGTATAGACTGGATATTTCCATATTAATCGGCTCTTTCGATTTTGATTTGGCTGGCTGTTGCTGCGTGATACAAAGCGATAAAATCCAACGATACCGTAACAGCACCGGGTCCAGAAACTTCAGGGTTGCCTGAATTGTATTTGATGTTGGGCAATGTGAAGGTGTAACTGCTACCGTCCAGGTCCGTCAGTACAAAGACGAGTGCGCTGGATGTTTCCGCGATAAACTTATCAATCAGTGTTGAATTTTCAAAGTATGCGGTGACCGTACCGGTTACCATTGATTTGCCCACTGATGGCAGCAACGTAGAATCACTACCGACAACATAAAGCGCCTCGGCGCCGTTGTCTACTGTCAACTCCAACGAGGTTATTGTCGCGATTGAGCCGCCGCCCTCGGTGATTGAACCAGTGAATGAATCAAACGGCTCGCTCGTTGTGTCGTCGTCGTATGTTGCGCCGGCCAGTAATGATGCTGATACGCTCATACTTTTACCGATAATACCGAAAGATCCTGTAACCATGCTATTAGGTGCAATCGACAAACTCATGCTGTTGAAATTGCAACCGGTCGATCTTAGGTATTTTGCAACATCGGCATGAAATCGCTCAATTGTGAAACTGCGCCGGGTAACGCCTGCGAGTACAACGTCAGTATCCCATGTTCCGCACAGCGTCGCTTCGATCAAGTCATCGAATGTGCCGTAGGACAACTCGAAGTTAATGTCACCACCGACAGACTTGTTGCCATGTCGGAAATTTGCAACTTGGCGGTCCTGGCGCAGTTCCTCGGATTCAATAGCGTCCTTTGATAGACCGAGCGTTGTACCTGTATGTCGAATGGGTGTAAGTACCGGCGATGATGTTGGTGTTGTGCCAAATGTCGATTCTACGATGTAGCTTAAATCGTGGCGTGAACCTGTTGCGATTGTCATAATTACCTCGGTGGCGTATGTGCCATGTAATTTATTGAAATTGAGATGGCAAAACGATCACCATCTACAATGCCAGCGGTACGGGATACGTCGCGTAATCTAACGTTGGTACCTGCACTTGTTAAACTGGTGCCTCGCTTAAAGTGATCACTGATCAAGTCTGCCTGGGCCTCAGCCGCTCCGCGACCGCCACCGACCGCCGCGAAAATGTCTATTTGATAAATGCCTTGATTTTCATCGAGACCGGCATCACCTAGCCCAGCCTGTTGCGTTGGCGCCGGGAGCAGTGTTGGCCGTAGATATAATACCCCACTTGTCGGCTCATACGCTACATTTTGCCATGCAACCGGCGGCAATGATGCCAACGTGTTTAATCTACCATCTAACGCGGCGCTAATGCTGGCGAATATTGTACTCATTTAATAGCGGCCTCTACTGCGTTATTCCATGCCAGAATACTTACGCGAACCATCCCACTCGGCGCCTGTTTGCTATGGCCGCCAAACTCAATCCGACTAGCATAAGGTAGATTGTTGGTTAGGTAAATCTTTTGATCACCGACAGCACCGGCAATTGCCGCCTGAGCGTTATTTATTGTTAGTCCACCGCCCGCATCGATAATATCCAACTGGGTAGCTGCTGGTGTGTCGAGCGTTGCTTGCCAGTTGCCGCGCAATCGGCCGCCAACATAACCTGGTGGCGCCGACCCTGGCCGCTGCCATTGGCTGGCGTTGCCGACTGGCGTTGCCATTATAACCGCGCCAAATATCTGTATGGCGGCGGCGCGTTTGGCCTGGACCAAATCCAAACCAGATTTATCCGCCCATGCTTTAACGTCTACAGTGAATGTCATACATCACCGCTGTTCCCGCAGGTGATGTTGTCAACACCTGCATTACCCTGTAATCATTACCGGAAAACGTAACGGTATCATCGACCTGCGGCGCACCCGTTGATGCGCCGAATAATAATCTGAAGTCGCCGCGTTTGACAATTTCACCATCCAACTCGCTATTATCGAACTGCATACGCACACCTTTTCCCGTCAGCGTTTCAACGGATCCGCCAGTATACCCTCCGGTTGATGGGTCGAACGTTGCGCCGGCTGTTCTGGCGATCGTTGTTACTGCGCCGAAGTGATTAATCAATGCTTCGGCTGTTGCCGCCATTGCGGAATAATCAAACACGAATAATACCGGTTAGCTTTTTAACTAAGCCCGATAACTTAGCCTCGGCTGCTGCCAGGTATGTTGTGGCATGCGCTGATTTGCCGTACTCGACTTCGATGTCGCCGATCTTTTCGCGCACAGTTTCGCGCCCCTGGTTGGCAAGTGGGTTGTCCCCACCGTCAATTGCTATGGCAAGCTCGATTTGAGAATTGATAAGGTTCGCAGGTATCGTATTAGATGCAATGTTGTATCCGTCAATTTGGACGCCGAGCCTGGGCCACTGTAGCGCCTGGTCTGGATTGGCTTTGGTACCGACGAAGTTTTTGTGCTCTAGTGCATCCATCGCTTTGATCAATAGCACCGCGCCGGCAGCGGTCACAGTGACGTTGCGGTCGGTTGCGTATGTTGCAAGCTGTGCCTCGGTTGCGTAGCTGTTAGCGCCGACAACCTGGGTGCCGTCCTCTATAATAATCGCCATGTTATATCCCTACTCCACAATCCAGCGAGGTGCCGCTATCGGCAATATCTGCAAAGGATATACAAGTACATCGGCACATTTATTTGGCCTTAGCTTTTGCCTTTGGCTTGACTACTGGTTTTTCGCCCTGGACGATATCATCGGGTCGCCGATCTTCGGCGTTTATTAGTGTTTTAATACCCGATCGGGTAACAGTTAAAGTTTCCATTATGTCTGCCTCGTAATGCCATCAAAGCTGGACCCTCTCACGAAGGCCCAGCGGTGAAGCACTACAACCGTTTAGCCCAGCAGGATTGCAGTATGCTCGGGCTTGACTACGTCAGCGCCCCAGGCCAATGCGACCTCATAACGAACCTTTCGGTAACCTTTGTACAGGCTAAACTCGAGCGCCAAGCCTGAACGCGGATCGGTGATGATCATAACATCAGATGCCATATCACCTTCCTCGGGTCGAGCCGGTGCGCGAGCAACCAAGACTAGAGCAGAGCGATTGAACGCCATGTTCCGAGCCGATGCAGCCACGCTAGTAACCGCAACCGCTGATGCCGGTAGCGCCTGGCGTAGACCAGGTGCTGCAAGAACAAGCGTACCAGGACCGTCGATGCCTGTTGCTACGACATATTTGTTGGCGTCATTTGCAAAGGTAACAATGTCACCAGCGAGAATCTCATCAGCACCAGTAATCAGCGCAATACTCGTTGCGCCAACTGCAAAACCGGCGGTGCTAGTGGTGAAGTCACCGTCACTATCGCCGATAGCTGGACTGTTGATCTGTGCAGACTCGCGCAATGGCATGCCCGCAATATCAAGCAAAACACCCTGACGCAACATCGAATCGGTGCCGGCAGCGTTAACCGCTGACTGCTTACCGATGAAGTTGGCGCCGGCTGATGTATTAATAACCAGCTGGTTGTCGGATCCAGGCGCGCCGTTATCTTTTAATATCTGCATAACTTTCGACGCGTCGGTGTAGTCGTTGGCAGTGCCAAACGGCGTAGTTGCTGCGGTGCCGTATGCCCGGCTGAATTTGCTTTGCAGCGCAGCCAGGTCGGTTTCTACTTCATTAACCAGACCGCGAATAGCTTGTGCGATCTTATTAGCGCGAACGCCCATGAAGCCGGGGCCAGTTTGCAATTTCAACTGGTCCTCGCCGACAAAACCAAACTCATAAGCGCGAGACTTATCGATGGTGATTGTCTTGGCGCCGGATGTTTGTCCGGTTGGTTCAGGTGTAGCCATTGCGGGTGTAACGTCTACGCCGTTACCCACTGGTTCAACATCAACAACGATATTTTGACCTTTACCAGCTCTTGCTGCGCTGGTGTTCATTGTTACCGCCGGAATTAATCCAGTTAGCTCTCGACTTACAACGTCGAGAGCCTCGTAAATATCCGGTACGATTGAAGTTATTGTATTCTCAGCCATGATTCAGTTCCTAATCAGTGATGGTGCCACCGGACTTTGCGTACTCTGCCCGCTGTACTGGATTGAGGGCTTCAAATTCGCCCCTGGTTTTGATTTTTGCAGCACCGCCGCTGTTGTTTCCGCCGTTGGCACCGCCGCCAGAGGATTGATTGCCTTTTAATAGCGAGGCAAACTTTGGATTATTTTTAAACTCGGCCGCCAAATCATCAAGCGATGAAACGGTTAGTTGACCGTTACTATCGGCAACTTTAACAGACTCATCATTAAATACTAGCCTGTTTGCTATGAATGTCGATAACAGTTCCGCGTTGGGTCCATCGGCCAGTTCGGTCGCGATACGCATCGCGGCGTTATCGCGTTTCTCATTACCGACTGCGCCTCGCAGTAATTCCAATTCGCCTAGTGTAGTTTGGTATCGTTCCTCGGATGATTTATGCAACTGCTCGAAGTCGCCCTTTTCTTTTGCGATGCGCGATGCCTCAGCTGCAGCCTCGGTTTCCACTTTGCGGCGAGCCTCTTTTGCGGCTTTGGTTTCGCCTAACAACTCATCCATCTTAGCCTTGATGCTGGTGGTTTCACCCGTCAGGCTTTCGACCTGGCCGGTTAGCGTTGTGTTGGCTTCTACTAACTTGGCGTTTTCGGCTTGCAATTCTTCTAATGTCATAATAATACTCACTGAGTAGGCCATCCACTGGACGGCGGTTTATTCGGCTGACAACGCGATGTTATTCATGCTGTCAAGTTGCGACAGGGTATATTGCTTTCCCGTCGGGTCGGTAAACCGATCAAGCGTAAAGGTGCCATCTCGGAATAGTTTAGATCGCGCAGGCCCAAGGGCTTCATCGATAAAACTCTTGGGTTGGCTGCGTAACCATGTGCTGTATCTAGTGTTGCTTGAGACAACTTCTGTGCCGTCAGCACCGATTGCTGGTCGTTGGCCTTTAACGTCTAGGCTGAACTCTTGACGTACCACCGGGATGGTCGTTGATCGGCAGTTGTGTGTTATAATGCCATTTGCAGCAAAACAATGATCAAACGTTTGGAGATTATAAACATGCCCGATAAAATCACTAACCTCGACACTGATTACATCATCCGCGAATACGCCTCCGGCGTAGGTGTTGGGGGAATCGCCGATAAACTCGGTGTCAGCCCAAGACCCATTGAGCGAGTCATTCGTGAGAATGGCGTTGTTCTTCGTGGCCGTGGTGCCCAGCAACAGGCTAGGATGGACAAAGCTACTCCCGCTGAAAAGCGTGCTCTGGTGAGAAATGCGAACATTGCCGCCAGAGGCAGCGTCCGAACATTTGCCACTAAGTGCAAGCTGGCTAAGTCGCTCGCGGGCAGAGTCGATGTCCATCATGTTTCTGCGCTTGAGGATGCTTTCGCCGAAATGTTGGACGATGCCAATGTCACATGTACCCGCCAGGTTGCTTGCGGACCGTATCTCTGCGATTTCGTTATCGATTCCATCGCCGTGGAAATCTGGGGCGGAAATTACCACTTCTCTGGCCTTCACATCGCCAGAGCACCAGAGCGATTTAAATATATCCTCGACACGATGAAAGCCGCGATTATCATCACCGTCAATAACACCAATCCCCTTACACCGCGATTGATTAAAGCATTGGTCGCCAACATTGACGAGCTCAGCAGACATCCAACCCTTAGCGGTGAGTACCGGATGCTTTGGAGTAACGGTGATTACGTTACCGGAAACTGTCTTGATGGTGATAACTTTACCTTCAAATACCCGTTTGCTAATAGCCGAAACACCCGCAGCGGACGTTATGAACGTGCCTGAAATCACGCAATTGTAATGCGCTGGCGGCATAGGTCCAATACCAACATCATACTTGTTGCCGTCGCGCCCCATGCATATCATGCTGGTTAATCCGTCTAATGTGGAAACCCATTGATACTCGTTAACCAGATCACTGTTCTGTTCATATGTCGCGAGCCGCCCGGCGCTACTGGCATGGCTTAGTACCGTTGCGACTAGTGCTTGCACTTGCCTGGATATCAGCGAGTCGATAAACCCTGATACCTTTTTCACAATTGAAGTTGTGGGGCTGCCTGAAGTTGCCCCGTCCATAATAACATTCAGAATGTCGGATGCTTTTTTAGTCCCGAACGCAGACAACAATTCTGGTATTGAAACGCCCGCCTGAACCGGTACCGCTGCGCTGATCGCGGTTGCGAGTAATGTACTGGTTGGCACAGCGAATATTGCGGATGTTCCTGCAGTTAGCATATCCGCCGTAAACCCAGCCTCACTGATGGCGAGTTTCTCAGCCTCTGCGATCAATGCCTTTTGATCCAATATCTGTAACGTTCGCATATCGGCAATAAGCCTGGTTAGATCCTTTGATGCATATTCGTCCTGGAGTAGCCTGGCGCTCAACTGGCCTTTGTACAATCGTAGCTGTGCAGCCGCCACCTCGTTTTGTCTGCGGATGTATCGCTGTAAGAATACAGCCCTTCGCGTTGCGGCGTTGGTTACGAATGCGCGGCTAGTCACAGTACCTCGTCGATGATTTCTGCATCGCTGTCGATTTCATCATCGGTGCGATCAGCGGCAATTAGACCAGATCGGCGTAGTTGGTGCCGAAGGTCCGGCAAAGCAATAACACCTCGATCCATTAGTTGGACTGCGGCCATTACCAGTTGCGGGTCAATACTCGCCTCGTAGAATTCGCGGTTGATGATAATTTCAGGCTCGAGTGTGCCGCCCATGAAATCCATCACCCAGGTTAGGCATTGAGCGAATGCTTCTTCGACATTGCCGATGATCGCGCTAAGTTTGCTGTTCTGCCCTGCAAAGCGGATCTTTGCAGCCTCGGCTGTTTCGACTCCACCCTTGTCCTGGATAATCCTGGTACCAATTCGGACCATCTGTTGCTCTTTGATTTCCATACCTTTTAGCGGCATTTGGTTATCTCCGGCTTGAAGCAGCATCGCACTACCCGACTCGGGCAGCAATACTGCGGCCCTGCTGCCGAACGCAACGCCGCCACTCATGTTCTGGTCAACCCATGATTGTGTTAGGCCGGAGAATACAGGCGTCGGCTGGCCGACTAGAAAACTGGATTCTTCATAGTCGGCGCTGTTGCGATAGTGCGCGATGTTGATCTCCGCGATGTCATAGAGCGGCGCCTTATCGACAACCTCATCGTTATTGACCGAGCCGACGAAGCTGAAGGGTATTAAGTTCCATGTGGAACCATCAGCTTTGCGCGGTACGATGTCGGCCGCAAAAGCACCATTCTGCTCGGTGCCTAGTAGCTCATCATTCTCATTGTAAAGCCGTTGGATATAAACGCCGTCTACCATCAGCAGTGCCCGGTGATACATTAACTCAACAACATCAAAACCGTCTGCACTTACTTTCTCGGTCGGTTCCCGCAGAATCACCATCGACAATTGTTGCCTGCCGTTGATGGTTTCGCAGCGCCAGTTGATGATAGATTCTGCGGGATATGTCAGGACGCGGGCCTCTTGACCAGCCGTTTGCGCGGCGGTCAAACCTTCGCGCATTTGCGGGTAGTCAACCAAAAGCCCAAATCGACCGACCAGCAAAGTATCGGCTGCGATCAACTTAATTAGCTGATCGGCGCTCAACCCTTCGCCGTTTGCATTGTCTTTGATGTACTCAATACCTGGATCAACATCGAGCATTGTCTCTTTGCGGAAAACCATTCCGAGCATGCCCTCTTTGGTATGCCCTACGAAATTGACAAAAGACGCCCGCTGTCGGTATGCCTCATATCGTAGCTTATTAGCTGTGCTGCCATCCTCGGCGTTTGGTGCCGGCAAATATGCTGTGCCGGGCATTGATCCTATCTGACCTGACGCGGATCCACGTCGCGACTTGACCGCGTTTGCCCCGTCGTCGCAGTCGCGTAGCATTTGCCACAGTGGAATGAACTTTTGGTAGTCCTTGTGTTGCGCTGATACTGCCATATTATTATCTCGCGAATCGAACGCGTAGATCGGCCACCGGCTTCACGACGGGCATTTCATAGGCGATGGGGTAAGTGCCCGCATCGGGTAAATGGTCTAAATTGGACTTTTTGTCCGGTAATCCGTTTGCATCATACGCTAATTGCTCCATGCAGCGAGCATATTCCGGGCAGTGTAGATCATTGATAAACAATCGGCCATGATCAAATGCGGCGTTAGTTGCCATAACTCTATCTTTAATAAACGGGTTGGTTTTGTTAGCGTAAACACTAAACCTAGCCTGCTCTAGAAGTGCAATGTCCGATGTTGAGGCGTCCACCGTCTTGCGGCTAGACCCTGATGCGTCAGGATACACTCTAATACTATGCCCAGGATAACGCTCTTTGATCGCCCTGGTCATCGCTGGTGTATCATAGATGCCTTTTAGCTCATCGACCGCATGCCATGCCTCGCCGCGCATAACGTAAACCACGGCGCTCATATTGGTGACGTTGAAATCCATACCAATGCACAACAACTCACCAGCCTGTATGGTTTCTGTGCTGCGGCATCGGCTCCGTTCATAGCTGTTGAATACAGTCCCCGACTGTAGGTTAACAAATTGCCCGTCCAAATAAGCATTGAGCAGATTCGCCGGGTAAATATCCCGCAGCGTTTGAACGTACCCACTGGGCAGATGCGGGTTGCTCATCGTCGCTGCTTGGATGATCTCGTATCCTGGTCGCGGGTCATTCTTCCATGTGTTGTAAACGAATTTAAACCCCTCGGGTGTTGTTGTCACTCCGATTGTGTTGTGCGTCCCGTCGTTTTTCTTCTGTCGGTTTCGAGCGACGATCTGGCGCCAGGCATACGCTGCATCGTCGGTTTTCATCGTATCCAACTCGTCGACATCTGCGTCGCCATGCTCGTAGCCGATGATACGTTGCGGTGTATCCATCGATCGAAAATAGATGCGCCCGGACCCTGGTATCTCGATGTAATTCAGCGGTGATTTATATAACCGGTAAGGGATGCCTAATTGCTCGAGTACTTCCTCGAACCTGGGAAATGCAATCATTCGGATTAAGTCGTATGTTGGCGCATAGAATCCCCGGTTGACTTCAGGCGATTGCAATTTGCCAATGATGCAGCGGTTGATTGCTGCCTCGGTCTTTCCTGCACCAAACCCGCTAACAAGTGCGGGAAATTGCGCGGTACTCATCATGTACTCGAATTGTGGAATGGTTGGACAAATATCCGCCATTGTTTATTTATTGGGGTTGATGATATTGATCACCGGCGCGGCGGCTGTCACCTGGTGGTCGGGTTGGTCAGTCTGCCCGAGCCAGTTCTTACCCAACCAGATTAACATAGTCGGGTTGCCATCAATCGCAGTTGAGAATTGCTTGCGGCGCAGGCTCATTCGGCCGCCTGCGCTCTTTTGCTTGAAGTAGTCCGAAAATCCAATTTTGTGATCACGTTTGCATGTTCGGTT